AGCACAATTAGAACTTGCTGGTGTTACAAATTCAGAAGTAACAAATGCTGTGGTAGAACAAATGGCCAATGTAGAAATGATGCAACAAGGTGGTATCAGAGCGGCACAAGGAACACTGAGTGCGTTTGGTAACATTTTAGGATCAATGGCAGGACAAAACAAACAAGCATTTGAAGCCTACAAGAAATTACAAATTGCACAGGCATTGATTTCAACTTATAGTGCGGCAACTAAGGCACTTGCATTTCCTCCTGGACCACCAATATCATTCTTATATGTTGCGGCGGCAGTAGCGGCAGGTATGGCACAGGTTAGTGCTATCAAATCACAAACTTACACAGGTAGACAATTAGGTGGACCTGTACAAGAAGGTAAATCATTCTTAGTTGGTGAAACTGGTCCAGAGATTTTTACACCTAACGGTAGTGGTAGAATAGATAGAATGGACAGTTTAGGTGGCAAAGAAGTAAACATTAACTTTAACATACAAGCCGTAGACACACAAGGATTTGATGAATTATTGGTTAGCAGAAGAGGTGTTATCCAACAGGTTATCTCAGATGCTATGTTAGAGAGCGGACAAAGGAGTAGGTTCTAATGGCTGATATAGCAAGTCAATATCCAACATCACCAAGTTTCAATGCGGTGAGTATTACAACTAACACACCAACACTGGCAACTGAAACATTTTCAGGTAAGACAAGACGTATTGGACAAGGACATACATTTTACAGCTGGCAAGTAAAATATCCTACAGTAAGCGAAAGAGACGCTGGACTTGTAGAAGGTTTTCTTGCACAGACATTTGGCAGTTTATTAAGTTTTGAAATTGTATTGCCAAAAGTAAGTTATTCAAAATCAACTAATCCACCAAGCACTACACCAGCAACAACCACAAGTTATGCGGCTGGGGCAAAGAGTGTTGTGTTAGACAACTGTGGTGCAAACAAAGAAGTTCTTTACTCAGGTGATTATTTTAAGTTTGCAAATCATTCAAAAGTATATCAAGCGGTAGCAACTTGCACATCAGATAGCAGTGGCAATGCAACTCTTTTATTTGCAGGTAGTTTAGTAGCAAGTGTACCTAATGACACTAACCTTACACTAACAGCAGTACCATTTACAGCAATTCTTGTAAATGATGTGCAGAAGTTTGATGTAGGTGTAGGAGGATTAACAAACATATCTGTGGATATGAGAGAGACCTGGTAGATGAAAAGTTTTGCAGGAGAAGAATATCTAAAGGATGAGTATTACAGAGATCATACTATTGCGTGTGACCTTATTGAAATACATCTAAAAGATAGCAACAACAATGATGCACCGTTGTATCTTGCAAGTGGTGGTATCAACATTGACTTTGATTCAGACACGGCTCCTAACGCAGGAACAAACACATATTCAGCACAAGGCGAATTCTTAGGCCATAGTGCAATCAACGAAGACTTTGATGTTAAGGTAGGCAAGTTTTCAATTAACTTGTCAGGCTTACCAAGCGGATACATTGACAAATTTGTAGGCAAAGAACCAGAAGGTAAAAGGGTTGTTGTTTACAAATGTTTCTTAGATATAAACACTCTACAAATTATTGGAACAGATAGTGCAGGCGGTGTAGCGGCCATTAATATGTTTGATGGTGAAGTGTACAATGTAAGTATACAAGAGTCAGCAAGTTCTTGTTCAATATCAGTTGAAGCAAGTAGTCATTTTGCAGACTTTGAAAGAAGTGCAGGGCGTAGAACAAATGATTGGAGCAATTGGTTGTTCCAAGGTGTACAACATGACACAGCATTTGAAAAAGCAGGTTTTGTGGGCAACCAAGAATTTTTATGGGGACGTACAGAATGATCGTAAGAAAAATAAGACCAGAAGAAATAGATGTAACAATCAACCTATGCAAATATTATGCCACTGAAGCAAGTGAACTACTACCAGAGATTGGTGAACAGTTTGATCATGATAGTGCAATAAATTTAATCAGAGGAAGAACAGCACAAGACAGTTTCTTTTGGTTCAACGCATTTGAAGGCACAAGACCAGTAGGCTTTGTTAGTGGTACAATGACAACTCCGCAATGGAATGAAAACATTGTATACGCACACATTGATTTGATCTATGTGTTGAAAGAACATCGCAACATTTCAACATTCAAACAATTGATTGGATCTGTTGAAGAATGGGGTGCAATATTTGATTGTAAAAAAATAACAGCAGGCGACATAGGCATTGATGTTGAACGCAGTCGTAAATTATATGAAAGCGTAGGATTCAAAGAAGCCCTATGGATGTACAAGGATCTTGAAGAATGAGTGGTGTAGTAAAAACAATAAAGAAGGTTGTCAAAGGGATTGTCAAAGCCGTAGTAGGTGTTGTCAAAGCCGTTGTCAACGTTGTTTCAAGTGTTGTTAGTTTTATTACACAGCCTTTTATGGGACTGTTTGGCGGAATGCCAGATATGCCAGATGCAGGTGCAGAAGCTGAACGCCAACAAGGTGTCCTTGTAACAAGGAATGGCAGTACTGTCAACATACCTGTTGTATATGGACTTAGACGTGTTGGTGGTACAATTACATTTGCAGAAACAGGCGCACAAGACAACAGATATCTTTGGGTAGCATATGCACTAACAGAAGGTCCTATGGAAGGATTGTTTGACTTGTTTATTGATGATAACCAATTGAACGACAAATACATACCTCTACTAAACAATGGACAAACAGTTACAGTTGATGAAGGCAAATACAAAGACAGAATTGTTATGCGTTTATCACATGGTTTATATTTGTCTGATCCAACAACAAGCACAGTAGGTGGCAATTGGAATCCTTGTAGTGATGCACCAAGTTGGAAAAGTTCAATGGTCTACAATGGTGTGGCAACACTATTTGTTAGATACGAATGGAAGAAAATTGAAACACAAGAACAAGCAGATGCAAATCCATTTAGTGGAAACATACCTGCTATCAAAACAACAGTATTAGGACGTAAAGTAGCAACCATATCAAGTTCAAGTGGTTCAACAGCATACGACAGTGAAACAGAAGCATATTCAACAAACCCTGCAGAAATATTATTAGACTATCTTAGAAATCCACGTTATGGTAAAGGTCTTAAAAACACAGACATTGACTTTGACAGTTTCTTGGTAGCAAAAAACAAATATGATACCGTTGTTACATACACTGACAGTTCAAATGTAACAGGACCTATTATAACTATAAACACCGTCTTAGACACGCAACAAAGCCTCTTTGCTAACGTTAAAACATTGCTTATGGGTTGTAGAAGTTATTTGCCATACAGTCAAGGCAAATACAAATTAAAAGTTGAAGACGCAGGTAACGCCACAGACATAACAAGTGGTGTTGCAACTATTGTACAAACGTTTAACTCAGACAACATCCAAGGTGCAGTTACATACCAAGCAATTGAAAGAAGTGCAAAATACAATGTTGTAGAAATAAACTATGTAAATCCAGACAAAGCATATTCAGTAGAAAGTGTTATCTATCCTGAAACACTTGCAGAAAGACAAACATACGTTGACAAAGACGGTGGTAGAGAAAACAAACTAACAGCAACATTTCCTACTATCACAAACTATGCTATTGCCAAAGACATGGCAAGACTATTGTTTAACAAAAGTAGATTCCAAGAATCAGTTTCATTTACAGCAAGTTCACAAGCACTTGAATTAGAAGTAGGCGATAATATACGCATACAATCAACAATGTTGAATTTTACAACAACACCATTCCGTGTTATCACAATGAAAATCAACAATGACATGACTGTAGATTTAGGATGTGTAAGAAATGATGACAGTTTATATCCACACACAAGAGTTGGTGAAGAAGATGTTGTTCTTCCGCCATACATACCAAAAGGTGGAGAAGTTTATTATCCAGAGATTATAGGCGGAGACCCAATTGGACTTGTGCCACCATTAGTATCACCTGTTCCTATTACACACCGTCCACCACAAATATTTTCAACATCACCTA